CTAAGGCTTTCGTTATGCGTATCAAGAAAGAATGGTATGACGATGACCAAAAGGAAAAGATGAAGCAAGTGGACGCAACAGAACAGACGATTCGTTCTGAAGCCTCTCAGAATGGGCTGTACGGAAAAGTAGAACTCTCACGGGATTAACTTTTTGTACTAGCTGATGGGACACCTTCAGATCATTTGTCGAACAAGTATTTCTAAAACCAATTTGGAGGTTTCCTCATTATGGCAAACGTTTCTCGCATCAAAGGCTTTATTCCTGTAAAGCATAACACTGGCGCACCCTACAACGGGCAAGGCAATCTCTACTATGTAGCTTCTGCTGCTGATGAGATTTTCGTCGGTGACATCGTAAAACTATCAGGCTCTGGTGATGCTTCTGGTATCCCCGGCTGTGACCTCGCTGCTGCAGGTAATACTCCTGTAGGTGTTGTAGTTGGTATCGTCAATCCTAAGCTAGACCCAGATGGTCGTATGACCGGAGGCTCTATCGCACTTGACCTTCCTACCTGTGCTCAGATTGCTGCTGGTACTGCTGGCTATGTTCTTGTAGAAGATAGTCCAGACATCATCATGGAAGTCGAAGCTGACACTACAGCTACTTTTGCAGTAACTGATATTGGTCTAAATGCTGACTTGATCGTGCTTGCTAATAGCTTGACTCGTACTGCTGCAACCACTACTTCAACTGCTGCTATTAACAGCACTACAAAGCTAGGCACTTCTACTCTAGTGTTTAATGTACGTGGTTTCGTTAAGCGTCCAGATAATGAAGTTGGTGCTTCAACTAAGTTGCTCGTTGGTTTCAACGTGCATCAATTCAAGTCCGTTGGCACTGCCGGCGTTTAATCAGTAAAAGGAGAATAGACAATGGCTGTTATTACCTCATCCAGTTTTGCAAAAGCACTATGGCCCGGAGTAAATGCTTGGTATGGTCAATCTTACAATGAGTACCCAGTTGAATGGGAAAAGCTCTTTGAGAAGAATACCTCTAAGCGAGCTTACGAAGAAGACGTTGGTACGTCAGGCTTTGGTCTAGCTAGTCAAGTAGCTGAAGGCGCACCTGTCACATACGACAGCGAACGTCAAGGCTTCACCACCCGTTACAACCATGTCAAGTATGCCCTTGGCTTTGTCATCACCCGTGAGGCTTACGAAGATGACCTGTATGATGTCGTTGGTAAGCGTAAGGCCAAAGGTCTTGCCTTCTCAATGCGTCAGACCAAGGAGCTTGTTGGTGCTAACGTCTATAATCGTGCCTTCTCAGGTTCTGGTTATCTCGGTGGCGATGGTGTAACCCTTCTGGCTAACAACCATCCTAACGTAGCTGGCGGTGTTTTCTCTAACATTCTCGCTACTGCTGCTGACTTGAGTGAAGCTGCCCTAGAACAGGCTTATATTGATATTAGCCTCTTCAAGAATGATCGTGGTCTTCAGATCGCTATCAAACCTGAAGCTCTGGTTATTGCCCCTCAGAATCAGTTTGAGGCTCATCGTATCCTTAATGCTGATGGTCGTGTTGGTACTGACTTGAATGATCCTAATGCTATCAAAGCAGTTGGGATGTTCCCCAAGGGTATCATTATGAACCACTACCTCGTTGATGCAGATGCTTGGTTCATCAAGACCTCTGCTCAAGAAGGTATGAAGTATTTTGAGCGTTGGGCTGACAAGTTCGAAATGGATAATGATTTCGATACTGACAATGCCAAGTACAAGGCCAGCGGTCGCTACTCCTTTGGCTGGACTGATCCTCGCGGTCTGTTCGGTTCCGCTGGAGTCTGATCCCTTTAACTAGGCAACACTCCCCAGAACATCGGGGAGTCTTTTTACATGATTAAAGGAGATTAAGATATGCCTGCTGTTGCTAATGCTGGTCTGAGTTATCCCAAACCACGGGAGACTTATTGCAAGTTTGTAAGTATGACCTTTGCAGATACCACTGCATTCGTCGGATGTACTATCCCTAAAGATTCAATTCTTGTGGGTATGTACGTCATCGGTTCTGCTGTATCTAATGCTGTTACTACTGCAACCGTCAACGTAGGCACAACTGCCACTGCTACTGAGTGGCTAGCTGCCTATGATGTTAAGACTGCCGCTACTGGTGAAGGTTATAATGCCGTTGGTGCCGCTGCTGTTGGTTCTGCCTTCTGCTCCAAGCTAACTGCTGATACCCCAGTGTACTTCAAGTATGCTGATACAGGTGGTGCTGGTACTGCTGGTGGATGGACAATCAAGATTGAGTACATGATTCCCGGCCCCGGTGAAGTCGTAAATAGCTAAACGATGTATACAGATTGGGGCTTAACGGCCCCATTCTTAATACAAGAAATGAGAAAGGATTGCAATGCGACCCAAAACCGTTACGGTTACAGATGCGACCACCTCTGCTTGGATTCCAGTTGACTACACACAAAATGCCTTCTCGTTAGGTATTCAAGTAGACGTAGTTTCTGGAACACCAACGTGGGTTGTCCAATGCACGATGGATGATATTTTTAACTCAGCCGTCACACCTACAGCTATTGCTGCACCATCACCACTAGAAACAGGTACTACAGACGAAATTGGTGCAATTACTATACCTTGCCGTGCTGTTCGACTAAGCCAGAGTGGTACAGGTGTATCTAAATTCACAGTAATCCAAGGAAGGAAATAAACCATGTCTAATGTAAAAGGTTTGGATTCGTTCCTAGATGTTCTGGCAGTGATCAATGATCCTTCCAAGTATGAAGCTAAGGTACTTGAACTACAGAACCTCACCAAGCAGTACACAGAGGTCGTAGAGGCTGTTGTAGCCCTTGCTGGTGTCAATGACTACACCACAAGCATTAAAGCCCGTGAAGAGCTTTCTAAGCAGGTTCTGGTAGATGCTAAGGAAGAAGCCAAGGGAATCACAGCTAAGGCTAAGGAAACTGCTGCTAAGAAAGCTGCTGCCCTAGATGAGCGGGAGAATGAAGTCAGCAAGCGTGAAGGTAAAGTGGTCGAGATGGAGAAGACTCTTGAGGCTGCTATGACAAAGGTTACAGAAGAACTTCAAGACCTATCAAGTCGTCAAGCATATGCTCTAGCTCGTAAGGGTGAACTTGATGAGATTGAACGTGAGCTTGCAGAGAAGCAACAACGACTACTAGCTGCACTCCAATAGTAATATGCGTCTGAATACTCCAGTAAGAGTAACACTTCGTTTTGACGGAGAAGATTCTACCTACAACTATGTAGGAGAGGCTCCTGTAGGAACACAAGAGAGTGACCCTTACTGGAGGATTTATCGTCTTACCAATACTGGTACAGCGTCCTTAAAGAAGGATTACGCAGACAACTCTGACCTCTTCAATAAAGTTTGGGCAAGTAGGGCAACCTACACCTATTAAAAGGAAACACAACTATGTCAATGTCTAATGCTTCTGAAACTAACATGCTTAATCTGTTGTTCAACAACACAGATTGGGCTAACATTGGGGATGCTGCAGGACTACAAAACTCAGCCACTGCTGGTAGTTTCTATGTAGCACTCCACTCTGCTGATCCGGGTGATGCAGGTAATCAAACAACTTCTGAGATTTCTTACACAGGCTATGGCCGTGTAGCAGTAGCTCGTAGTGCAGGTGGCTTTACTGTATCTGGTGCAGGTGTATCAAATACAGCAACCGTTCAATTTGGTGAATGTACTGCAGGTTCCGCTACTGCCCAATACTTCTCAGTAGGTCTGTTATCGTCTGGTGCTGGTGATATTCTGTACTCAGGCAGTCTCTCTGCTACTCGTAGTATTAGTGCAGGTATTACCCCATTGTTCAATGCTGGTCAACTACAAGGTACTGTGGACTAAGCTATTATGCTTATCTACAGATGCGCTCACTGTGGTACGGAGTTAGGTATGGTTCCTCAAGATGTGGAGCCTACCTGCCCCAATCACCCTAATGGTGTAGTTGAGGTCATAGACGATGGCGATCAAGAGTCTTAGTGACATAAATGCTGCCTTCGATGCTGGCAAATACCACATTCAACGATTCACCAAGAATGCAGGTACAGGTCATGCAAAGATTTGGGCTGATCCTACATTTGCTTCTGGGCAACCAGCTTACGATGCTCATGTAGGGTCTGCTGCTACCTTTGTTCCGTGTGTAGCCCAGAAGAATGATGCTATCTACTTTCCCGGAATAAATGCAGGAGAACAGAGGTACTTGATCGAAGCTCAGATGTGGAGCAGTCAAGCTACATTCAATGGTGCTGGTAGTGTAGTGTTCTTTGATCTGCTTGGATATTATCCCCTGATCGACGGAGACTCAACAGACTTACAGACATTCGACAATACGAATACTCTTCCACGATACACAGATGGTGTTGGTGTATTCCCTGTGATGATCAGTCACGTAGCACCA